GTATGGAACGGGATCAAAGACGCTATTACAAGGCCGGTGAAGGCAGCTCACGATATCGTAAAGGGTATCGTTGATAAGATTAAGAATATCTTTAACTTCAAGTGGCATCTGCCAGAACTGAAGCTACCACACATCAGCGTGCACGGAGGGAAGGCACCATTTGGAATCGGTGGTCATGGTAGCCTGCCATCCTTCGACATTAAGTGGTATGCAAAGGCCATGCAACAGCCATACGAATTCAATTCCCCAACCCTAATCGGTGTAGGAGAGGCTGGATCTGAAACAGTAGTTGGCACGGAATGGCTAAAGAATCACACTGGAGGGAATACGTTCAATATCACTGTGAACCCTTCACAGGGAATGGATGAACGAGCGCTGGCTGACCTTGTGGCTGTTAGAATAAACGATGCCGCATCTCGGAAAGGAAGCGTATTTGCATGATTCATGAATTAATATACAACCACAAAAGCCTCCGAGAATTCGGTGTATTTTGCTCGGGCGCTGATTCATTCGGCACCCCAGAGCGAGACATCACAGTGGTAGAAGTTCCGGGAAGAAGCGGGACCCTTACCATCGACAACCACAGATTCAAGAATCTGACTGTGACATATCAGTGCTACATGCGGGATGATTTCATAAAAAAATTCCGTGAGGCGATTGCATATCTGCAGTCCGAAGCTGGCTATCACAGAATCGAGACGGATTGGGAGCCGGAGTGCTTCCACATGGGTAGATTCACCGGTCCGCTAAATCCTGAGACAGCAGGATTCAATCATCAACATGGAAAGTTCAAGCTTCAATTTGACTGTAAGCCGCAAAGATTCTTAAAGTCAGGAGAGCAAGAGCTGACCTTCACAAAATCGGAGAGCATCTTCAATCCGACTAAATTTGATGCTCTTCCGCTCATCTATATAGAAGGGAATGGAACATTGCTGATTAACGATAAGCTCATCGCAGTGAAAGAGAACTCTGCAGGGGTGTACATCGACACAGAAATCCGAGAGGCCTATAACGGAGCAACGAATCTCAATTCCATCGTAAGCATCTCAGAAGGGCTAGCCATTCCTCCTGGAGTATGCCAGATCAGTATTGATAGCTTGACGAAAGTAGTGATTACCCCAAGGTGGTGGACAGTATGATCATTTTTGATAGTAACGAGACAAAATTTGAAGGGAATGGCCTAGGAACCATTCCAGAGGCTACGGATGCACAGGCAGTAGAGGAGATGAACGGAGCGGATGAAATCTCCTTCAAGATTCCAATCACTGCAAAGCATTTCCATGACTTAAAACTGATGAGATATATCCTGTGTACACCTTCCTATGGCAGAAATCCACAGGCGTATCGAATCTATAAAATTAGTAAACCAATAAATGGAATTTGTACTGTCAATGGGGAACACATCTCCTATCGACTGAACAAAATCCCACTGTTGCCATTTTCCGCTTCCAATGCTTCAGATGCTATGGCTGGGATTGAGGCACATTCCTTCGAATCCCCTTTCCATTTCCATACAGAATTGGGAACGCAAGCAGCCTATAAGCAGACTTCACCATCGACTGTAAGAAAGCAGTTGGGAGGAGTAGAAGGCTCAATCCTAGACGTGTATGGTGGTCAATATGACTGGGATATGTTTGACGTGTATCTTCGAAAAAGAAGGGGAACGGATAAGGGCATAACCATAGAGTATGGCAAGAATCTGACCGACTTAACCCAAGAGGAAAGCATCGAATCCACCTATACAGGTATTTGCCCTTATTGGGCTGGAACAGTAAACAATGAACCTATATCTGTATATTTGAAAGAGAAAGTTCTGCTGGCTGATAATGCCGACAAATTCCCGTACAACTCAATCGAGGTTGTTGACCTGACAAGTAAAATTACACTTCCAGAGGGCACAGACAAGCCTACTGAGGACATGGTCAGAAAGGCGGCAAAAGCCTACATGAAAATCCATTCCTATGGAGTGCCTAAAGTGTCTTTGACAGTGTCTTTTGTAGATCTAGCCCAAACGATGGAATACGAGGATTTCCAGAATTTCGAGAAAGTCCAACTAGGTGATACCGTCACAGTCCGCTTCGATTCGCTTGGAGTGAATGCAACCGCAAAGGTGAATAAGGTTACATACGATATCATCAACCAGCGATATATCAAGATTGAGCTGGGAGATGCTCGGACAGACCTATCCTCCGCCATCGCAAACCAGCAGAAGGAATTGAACGATGTTAGGAGCACTACGGCAGGATTGTCAACCACAGTAGCCTCTCAGCAGAAGCAATTGGATAACGTGGGAAACGTTGCAGACGAGCGAATAAATGAGCAGATTAAATCATTGAAGAACCTAGAAGGGCACGCTTTTCTTCACTATAACAGTAACGGCAGGCCTTATGAATTCATCGTGTCCGACTCTGAGGATTTAAGCGTAGCGAAAAAGGTATGGAGATGGAATGAAAACGGATTAGCCTATTCATCAACAGGATACAATGGTGACTACTCCTCTGCAGCAATCACATCGGATGGCAAGATAAATGCTGACCTCATCAAGGCTGGAATACTCCAAGGCGTGGCCATCATCAGCGATGACCCAGCCACAAATGAACATATCGATATTGTAGACGGAACACTTACCACATACGATAGAAATGGCTGGGAAGGACTGGAAATTACAGGGCAGAAAATGAATATTAATTCTTGGAAAACAGAAGGGAAAACGATTGGAGAACTTGGAGCATTCGAATCAGACACGGAAAAAGGCATTGCAGTTGGAGCAAGGGAGGGGTGCTACGCAGGATTAGGCCACGTTGTGCACAATTACGATGGCACAGATACTGTGTATTCGAATTTTTACGCATCCGATGATGGAGATTTAAATGTTCGAGCAACGAAACGGCAAAGCGATGGGAGCATAAGCGGAAATTATATCATGTGGACAACGTCTGACGAACTTGACGAAGGCCACACACCACACTTTCCAAACACTGCAACCGGAACATTAAAGTTATTAGACCCAAATGGAGTTAGCAAAATAGTCATAAAAGTAGAGCACGGATTGATTAATAGTTGGCACGCTGAATAAGATATAGACCTTAAAGAGAGGAGGACAATCATTGGGAAAAATAGAAGATACCTATGCTTTGGATATGACTCCAGGAGGAATCCCGGAGGTCGTGCACTTGTCACAATACGATTCCGGAGTGCGGGACATCAAGTTTTTACTCTACTCGGGATCAAGACCGTACACACCTCAGACCGGATCGAGAGTCACAATCCGTGGAGGAAAGTCGGACGGGACAATCTATGAGTACGAATGCACCGTCTCGGGAAATTCGGTCACGCTCACTCCAACAACACAGATGACAGCGGTCAAGGGAATTCACGATGCGGAAATCCGGATCTATAACGGATCGGACATTATCGGCTCAGCAAACATCAGGATCATGGTGGAACAGTCTCCGTTCCCGGAGAGCTTTCGGGCATCTGCGACAGAGCTCCCAATTATTGAAGGGGCAAACAAGGCTGCACTAGATGCAGAGGAGTACAAAAACGCAGCCTTAAGCAGTCAGAATGCGGCATCGACAAGTGCGACACAGGCGGCCAACTCGGCGGCGGAATCGTCAAGGAGTGCGTCAGCGGCAGCAGCATCAGAGACAGCAGCCAAGACATCGGAAACAAATGCGTCAAATTCTGCAAAGGCGGCGGCCGCATCAGAAAAAAATGCGATGAGCGCCACGCCGGATGGGTACGCTTCTCTGGCATCCACATTCAATGCCTTAGGCCTTTACGTAGACTCAGAAGGCTATACGTGCCAGGCGATCGATGAAGAAGCAAAAGATTAAGGAGGAAAAATGAGCGCATCGAAACGAATCATGACAGACGAAACCGGAAGGGATATAGCAGCATCTCTTTCAATTCTGGCCGGAGAAAAGATCCCGTCATACTTAACAAATTGGGATGCTATCGGAATTACAGCCGGTCAGGGAAATGCCTCAAGAGTGTTTAACATCGGAGATCTGATCCATGAGCCGTGGATTGACACAGCTGATGGAAACAAAAGCTATGACAATCCCTGGAGAGTGAACCACTTCTCAGAAGAACCGGATATTAACGGGAAAACTGTAAAAGGAATGTGGATCCAGACAAAGTACACACATCCTTTTGGAGTACAGTTTTCCGGATATCGGGCATTTTTGGCATGCCCAGACGGACTGGCTGCAGGAACATATCACTTTAGCTTTGAAACAGGATGGGGAACCTACATCAAGACAGGTGAATCATGGCAGTTTACCATCACAAAAGACGTTTCAAAGGGCGGACGCTTAGGAGGATGCCACGGTGCACCGGATCAGGCGCCAAGTACATGGAAAGTTTACTCATACGGAGCGGACGGTATCACCTTAAATGAAACTGTGGCGGTCACATCGGGAGCCGGAGGAACCAACCTAGGCACCATGAAAGCAATCGAACGTCAGGGAAATCTAAATTGCTATCAGGAGATGGCATATGGCCACAATCGTTGGAAAGACTCAGCCCTCCGACAGTATCTCAACTCTGACAAGACAAAAGGAAACTGGTGGAGGCCGCAGGATGCGTGGGACATTGCACCGGACGAATTGGCTACAAAAGACGGATTCCTTTGCGGGATGAATGAGGAACTCCTCCGGAACATCGTGCCGGTCAAAACCATCACCAGGACGAATGGAAATAGCGATGGAGATGTAGAAGATGTGACATATGACAGGATTATCATCCCATCTCTGGAGCAGATGTATATCAACCCTCAGGTCTCCGGAGAAGGAGAATCTCATGAATACTGGAAGGAATTAAACGGCACAGAGACAAAATGGCAGCAATGGAACACCTACGAGATTCTGAAGCAGTATTCTGTAACGAATCACACCGCTCCTCAGTACGTCCGCCTCAGGTCGGCGCGTCGCGGCGGCGCGTGTTACACCTGGTTTGTCTACTCATCGGGCAGCGTCAACATCGACACCGCGACCACCGCGCTTGTCTTCGAGCCGCTTGCGTTTGTACATCGATAATCAGTCATCGCGTGCACCCACGGATGCACGCGTAACCCAGGAGAAGGAGAGAAAATGGCAGTTAATGCAGGGCAGAGGCATGTGCCGGACACTGCGGGAAACAGAGCATTAGATGCGTGCGAGTACGCAAGAGAGCTTGCAATCCATACCATAAAAATCTGCAACAACAAAAATATTTTCAAGCCGGAATATCAGTCAGCCTTGACAAATCGGATCATCGCCATTGCGGTAGACATTTATACAAACGCTTGGGGAGCAAATAACATCCTTGTCGGAGACAATGCTGAGAATTGGCATGAAAGACACCGCCTCCAGGAGCTGGCAGCCAACGAGTGCAATCGTCTTATAGCGCTGATCCAGATCGCGAAGACGCTATTCCACCTCAGACAGAAAAAAGTCAAATACTGGGGAGATATGACAATCAAAACGCGAAATTATATCCAGAAATGGAAAGAGAAAGACATCGAGCGCTACGGAGACCGCTTTTAGATGTCTCGGGATGCAGGCTATAACTCAGAACGTCCGCCTCAGGTCGGCGAATCGCGGCAACGCGTGTAACACCTGGAATGTCAACTCATCGGGCAACGTCAACAACAACAACGCGACCAACGCGAATGTCTTCGAGCCGATTGCTATGTAAAGGATGCTCATGCTGGCACATAGTGCCAAGCAATCTGGAAACACAACGCAAGGAGCCGAGATCCCGGCCGTAAATGGCAAAACAACACCAGAACGATGCGGAGGACGTAATCACAAGAACACGCCTTGATCCGCTATAACGTGAGGACTTTTTAATATGACAAAAGAAGAGATCATAGACTTTGAGCAGCTATGGGACTCTGGGACAAAATGCCGCCGGTCAGTAACATGGAAACCGGTGACAAAGTCATTTATCCTAAATCAGTTTGAACGCACCCTCAAGATGGAAAAGAAGCTGAAAGAGGGAGCATGGAAGAATGGCAAGCCGAGAAAAATAGAAATCCTATATCCAAAGAAAAGGGAAGGGCTCTCGATACCCTTCCGAGACCGTGTATATCAACGATCAATCAATGATAACGATCTATATCCAAAGACGACACGCTCATTTATTTACGATAATGCCGCATGTCAGTCAGGGAAGGGACCAGACTTTGCAAGAGACCGGCTGAAACACCATCTCCATAACTTCGTCATGAAACACGGATTGGACGGATGGGTACTTCAATATGATATCCACGGTTACTATCCATCAATGAGTCACAAAAAGACAGAGGAAATGTTTGCTCGATATGTATCACCGGAAATCCGGGAGATGGTTATGGATGTGCTGGACAACCAGTACACTGGAGAGACAGGATATAATCCTGGATCACAGATGGTACAAATCGCTGGAATCACGATGCTGGACAGGATCGATCATATTTGTAAAGAGGAGCTCCACATGGAGAGCTTTCAGAGATATATGGACGATGGGATCGACGTCGATACAGACAAAGAGCGGGCAGAAAGAAATCTTGACCGAATCAAAAGGGAACTTGCTTCCTTAGGATTTACAACAAATCCTAAGAAAACGCATGTAATACCGCTGCGGGAGGGATTCTCATTCCTTGGATGGTACTTCCGGCCGCTGGAATCAAGAAAGATCATCATGACGATAGATCCGAAAAACGTCAAGCATGAGCGTCAGAAGCTTCGCCGGATGGTGAAGAAGGCAAAACGCGGAGAGACGACGAGGAAGAAATGTGACCAATGCTATGCCTCGTGGCGGTCATATGCCGCTGGAGAGAGGAAGAAGAGCCGTGGAAAGTATTACAGCAAACCCAATACATACAAGCTGATAAAGAGGATGGATGAGTACTACGACAGCCTATGGAAGGAGGCCAAAGATGCAGATCGAAAGAGCACAGATGCCGATCAGGGAGACAAAGGAGCTTGAGGATCTCAAGGCGAAGTCAGGAGAGCAGGCGTCGGAAATTGAGTATCTATCTATGATGTCAGGAATCAAGCTGACGGAAGAGGAGGAAGAAAATGGAAGAGAAAAAGCACAGTAAAAAATTCGACCGGGTCAAATATTGGTATGAATGGAACTTTTGGTCCAAGGAGATGGTAAAGAATGCCGTCGGCCGATGGATTACAGAAGAAGAATATGAAGAAATCACAGGAGAGAAGCTCAAAGTAGATGGAGATTGAAAAACTGTCAGATGAAGAGCTTATTGAGCTCTTTAATAAAACGGTTGAAGAAATAAAAGAAAGAATTACTATTTATCATCAGCTAGCAGAAACGAGGGATTTATGAACGAACTAATTAACAACATGCATTTTTCTCACGAATATTGGATCTTGGTGTGCCCTTTCATCACGATTTGCGTAGATTTTATAACAGGGATCATCAATTCCTGGGCAAAGAAAGAATTTCAATCCTCAAAAATGAGGACCGGGTTGTCAAAAAAAGTAGGAGAGATATCTATCCTTGTTCTTGGAGAGGTGTTCACAGCTGCGCTCTCCCTCCCGAGCTACTTTATCCAAGGTATCGCAATATACATCATCATCATGGAGCTCATGAGCATCTTTGAAAACCTTGATAAAATGGGTGTACCAGTTCCAAAGGGAGTGAAAAAAGCAATAAACAACACAGCCGATACTGTAAACAATGGAGATATTCAGGATATCGACAATTTAGCCCAGAGAATGGCAAAAAGCAACGATAGATCGGAGGAGTAACTATGACTTACTACATCGGATCAGCAAGACATGATGAAAGAGGCAAATACCACGGAGGCAAGGCTGGAGATCAAACAGGACAAGAGGTTGCCACACAGAAACTCTACAACCACTCTAAGGGGTGGATGGCATACCGTGCAGTCTCTCCAGAAATTGCAGTCGCACTGAAGAATGCCATGCTGAGTGCTTGTGCTAATCCAAACAATGGATATAACCAATATAGGAGATATGACATTGTAAAGAATGGCATTGATACAACCACTCCAGGAGGATGTGATTGTTCATCTACAGTTCGTGCTTGCATTATAAAGGCCACAGGAAAAGACGTTGGAGACTTTACCACAGCATCCGAGCCAGCGGCATTGGAAAAGAGCGGACTATTCACGAAGGTTGGGAATGTCACTCTCCTGTCTAAGCTATACGAGGGAGATATCCTTGTCACTCGAAAGAAGGGACACACCGCCATCGTCACTACTGGATATCCTAGAGTTGCAGCTCCTAAGATTGCAACTCATAAGACCTCTGGCCAATCAGTCACTGGCAATGCACTCGTAAAGTTAGGCCAGCAGCACTCCATCAACTTCACTGGAAAAAGCATCGCAGTTGATGGAATCGTCGGTCCAAACACACACAAACAGATGGCTCGTGTGGTCCAGCACGCTATCAATCTTGACTACCATGCCAACATTGCAGAGGATGGCGTCTTTGAAAGCGGCTCCAAGAGAGCATTGGGAAGTCACTACGTCAGAAAAGGAGAGCGGCAATACATGGTCACTGCAGCAGAAATCCTATGCTACCTCAACGGATTAGATCCGAAGGGTGTAGAGTGCCCTGGTGTTTATGGAAGAGGATTGACGAATGCAACAGGATCCATTCGGCTGGATGCCAATTGGTTCTTATCGCACATCTGAGAGAGG